AATATTTGTTGTGGTTGAGGTTGTCCTGGTTGACCTTGTGCTTGTTGAGGTCCACCATACATAGAACCACCACTTAAAATATTTTCTGTAATTTTATTATTAACTAAATCTTGTAAAGCTAAACCGCCAGCATCAAAATGCTTTCTTTTTTTCAAGGCTTTACCAGAGCCTCGCTTCTGAATGCCATATCCAGCCATAATATTAACTCTTAAAGCTTTTTAAAGTCTTAGCTAATCTTGCACGTTGTCCCATTTTACCAGACTTGTGTGAAGCAGCTTCCAATTTTTTCGCAGGTATCTTTTGACCTTCTTTAACATGTAAAGATTTTCTTAAAGAACCAGGATGTTTAATAGCACCTTTAATCCAATTAGCAGATCCACCTTTTTTTAATCCCATTGGAGATCCACCGCTTGGTGCACTTGGTGCACTCATTCCACCAGATGGAATAGAAGCACTTGCAGCATCAGTTGAAGATGGTGCAAATGGTCCACCTGCCATAGATGAAAGATCTGGATGTACTGGTGAAGTCATAGGAGCATTTTGCATTTGGTCTCCCATGTGTAAATCTTTTACTTTGTGATGAGATACTGAATCACCAATAACTTTTTCTTTACGATGTCCTCTTAAATGTTTTCCAAGACCAGCCATTAGCACTTACCTCCGTATTTCTTTTTAGCACGTCCACCTTTTTTCATGTAGTCAAGACTTGATCTAATTTTTCTAGGTATTCTTAAATCTCCAACTGGTTTTAATCCACCACCTGAAGCTTTCATAGCACGTCCACCTTTTTTCATTTTAGATTCTTCCATCATTTCTTTTTTCTTAGATTCTTTGGCTTCATGCATTTTAGATTCTTCTTTAGCCATTCCACCTTTTTTTAATTTATCTAATTTAGTGTGTTCACCTTTATGCTCTTGTGCATCATGCATCTTAAATGCTTTTTTAATTAATGCTTTATCTTGTTTAACATCGCCACCATCTTTTAGTGCAACGCCCATTCCTCGTTTAGCGATTCCACCACCTCTAAGCGCGGCACCTAAACCTCGCTTTGCAATTCCACCGCCTCTGTAACAATTTCTATTATTGTGATCGTTTCTCATTTTTGCTCCTTGTTATTATCGTTATAGCTTGTTGTTGATCTATTGGCAATAGTTCTTGCAATAGATTCTCCAGACCTACCTACAACATAGCCACCTAAGCCAATTTGTAATAAAGTCCATACATCACCAGGTAATTCAAAGCTTATTATAGTACCTGTAAAGACCTTAATAACCGGTCCTAATATATAATTCCATACTAAAATGAATATTAATACATACATCAATAAAGGTCTCCAAGATGATGTAAAAGGACCAGCTTTAGCTTCTGCTTCTACAATAGAAGCTGCCGCTTTAAATTCTTCAGCATGCGATTGTAACATCTGCTGTTGAATTTCAAACTTTAATTTAGTTTGTAAATCTTTATCAGGAACACATTTCTCAATAGTTGAGAATAATATGTTAGCTATTGGCGCTAAAGCTCCGAACATGGTTTAGAACCACTTCGCTTTTCTTCTCTTATCAGGAAGCATTCTTCTTTGGCCACGAACTTGCTCTTCAGCTGTTTCTTGTGGTCCAGTCATCTCAACATCGATACCACCTTTTAGATGACCATCTTCATTTGTAAATTCAGAAAAATCTACTTCATGAGCATTTGGATCTTTTAAAGAATTTTCTGTTGAATAAGTTTTTTCACCTTCAACTCCATAGCCTTTTGTTCTTTTACCTTCAGCTATTGCAACACCAATATGTTTAGCTGGATTTTCTAAAAATTTTCTTGCCATTCCAATTGCTTCTGGCATTTTTTTATTTTTATGTTTCTGTGCTACTGCTCTTATTTTGTCGTTACCTTTTGGATTAGCCATTTTTTTTCCTTTTGCTTTCCGAAATAGCGATTGCAATCGCTTGTTTAGGATTTTTTACTATTTTTTTAGACTTGCCTGAATGTAATTTACCAGCTTTGAACTCGTGCATTACTTTTTTAATCTTAGCTTGTCCTTTTTTGTTTTTCATGTCTTATTTATACCTTATTTTTTGTTTTTTTCACTATCTTTTTTCAAATGAGCCGCTAAAACGGTCTTATGAATCGATGTATCAGCCCTTAAATTAGCTAATTCCTCATTTTGCTTAAGTTTTTCGTCTTGAATTAACTGATTCATCATAGCTTTCATCTTTTCAAGGTTAGCTTTTTCCTCAGATTCAATCTTTTTACGTTCATTATCTTGAGCTATTAAGTCTAATTCTCTAGATTTTAACTGTGCAATAGGATCATTAGCAAATTGTGAACTAATTTTTTGTTCTTCTTTAGCAAATTCTTCCATAGCTTCAGAAATTACTTCTGCTTTCCTAGCTTCCATTTGAATATTTAATTGTTGCATTTGTTGTTGCATCATTTGTTGAGCTTGTGGATTAGGTTGTGCTTGCATTTGTTGTTGCATCATTTGCATTTGTTGAATTTCATTTTTAAATTCTAATTGAATATGTTCTGCAGCCATAGTGGATATATGTTCAAATATATTTTTCTGTAATGCTGCCATAACCATTGGTGCATTCTTAGCAATGTTAGTTGCCATAAAACTTAAATGCGAAGTAATGTGTGCTCTATGATCTTGATTTGGAAAAGCTTTAAATGGAGTGCCTGCTAAAGCCGCAATATGTTCTAAAGCAGGATCCTGTGGTTGTGGTTGTTGTGGGCGAATAAGTATTCTATCAATATCTTTAACTCCTAATGCTTCGTACATGTTTCTATACACTTCATACTGATTATGTATTTGTGGATTAGCTGCCGCAATTTGCATTTCAGTTTGAGCAATAGATATTCTTTGTGTTTGACTAAATATATTTGGATCAGCAACTGGCAGTATAGATACTAGATCATTAAAATCTTGTTGTTTAATTTGTCTTGCTCCTCCCACCACGTCATAAGGATATATAGGTGGTAAAAACATTTTAAATTGTTTAGCAAGTAAATTAAATTCTTGTTTTAAAGAAGCATAAATACGTTTATGGATTGCAGACATGGTTCTGCTACCACGTTCTAATAATGCAACCGTTGTTCCAACTGCTGCTTGTTGATTTCCATCACCTACTTGTAAATCGGCAATCGATGCAAATCGTTGACCTGCTTGCACCACTAATCCCATTAACGATAATAAAGTTTGAGAAGGTTCTTTAAATGGTAATGGTAAAAATGAATCTCTTAAATTTCCACCAGGAGCATCTACATCTCGCCACTCGCCTGGTTGTACAGGTTGAGCATCATCTCTAACTTTAATTCCTCGCTGCTTGAATCCCGCTGGTAGGTTAACTAAGGTACCAGCATCGAGTAGCTGGCGAAGAGCAGCGGTTGCTGTTCTTGCTAGTCCGCCAATCATATGAATTAAACCAAATCCATAAAAACCTAATCCTGGTAAAAATTTAAAATGTACAAAGTATTGTATCTTTTGTTTTTTAGGATCATTTGGATCCCAATTACGTCTAATAGATAATATTTCTCTAGAACCTTCATCAACTGTTACAATGTACGGTAATTTAATTCCTGTGGGCTCACCAGTCGTTGGATTTTTATCTTCAAAACCTTCAAGATCTAAATCTACATGACATTCTAACAATGTATACATATCTTCGTTAGGATATTTTGTAAGTCCTTCTAATCTTCTTTTTTTATTTTCTAAATCAGTTTCAGATTGTTCACGTGGTGATATTTCAACATCTTTGTAGAAGCCAGAAACTTGTTGTTTACGTAAATCGTTTTCAGTTAATCTAATTGTGTGAATGATTGCTTCTGCATCTTCTAAAGAAGTAGCTGTGTAAGGAACTACTAAATCTTCCGCTTGAATAAATTTAGATACAGGTCGTCCAAGAATTGAATCATAATAAACTTTTTTAAATGTTGAACCTGATAATGGTAAATAAAATAACATTTGATCAAACTCTGGTTCATATTCTTTCATGACATCCATAATTTGATAATTCATAAAATCTTTAACTCTATCTCCTTGTTGTTCTTTTTCAGGAGTTACTGTTCCAAGTATTTGAGTTCTTACTGGGCCGTCTGCTGGTAATAATTCTTTGTATGCTAATGCTTGAAACTGAGTTACTGCTTCTGCTAATACTGGGTGAGTTGCAGACGATGCTCCTCTAAATGGTTGAGTTCGTCTTTCATATTTAACACCTAATAAATCTAATCCATCGGTTAATGATTTTTGCCAATCCATTCTTGAAAATACATAATCATTATAGTTTCCAACTAACTCTGCTCCAATTGGTCCTAAAATTGAATCTGGTAATATTTCAGCAAGGTTTGAATTAAAGTCTGTCTCAGGCATTGGTTTGTTTGCATTGGGATCAAAATTTACATCAACACTTCCATCTTCGTTTTCTGTAACGTCAGTTGGACCAGAAGGCATTTTTTCAACGTTGTTAACGTCCATTGCCTTTTCTTCTGGCGATTGATTGTTTATGATGCTCGTGAGAGCTTTATCGACTTCTGCCATTATTGTTTTTCTCCGGATGAACTATCTTAACCTTTTTATCTGGTATATTCAAGCCTTGTGGGCATGGACCACGTAAGGGTGGTATAGTTGTTGTTAGCCTTTTGGGCTTTATTATTTTATTCATTATAATTACCATAATCAGGATTAGGATCTACTTCTGGAGCTCTATCTGCTGCATATTCTGTTGGATTTTTTTCCATTTCTTTAACTTCACTTCTACGTTGTTTTATTATAGGTCTATCTTTAATTTTTCCAGTTGCATATCTTTCAGCGGAATCAACATCTCCAGCTGCATCTTTAACATTACTATGAGATTCTCTAAGTTCAATATCATAATCATCAGGACCATTTGCAAATATCTGAGGTTTTTTTTCTAAAACTTTAAATTCACTTGGTTCTTTTATAGTTTCTCCTGTGTAAGAATTTTTAAATTCCATAGTTGGTTTATGGTATAAACTAATTGGTTCTTCATATTGATTTCTTGGTGAGTATATATCAACTGCAGTTCTTCCATCTGGATATTTTCTTAAAATAAAAGTTGTATCTCCATCTGTGTGTTGAATTAATTTTTCTTCTCCAGTATGTAATCCACCAATACCCATTTTAGGATTATGTTTATAAGAAGCTTC